TTACCGTATTGAATGGAAAAACACCAACTGTTGATTCTGGTTCTGTCCATTGATTGTTAGATAATGTTGCCATAATTAAGGACTACTTCTTTGTTGTTGTGGTGGTGAATTTGCTAACATTACAGCTGCAGCATTTGGTATACTACTTATATAAGAATCTATAGCCTCTTTTGAAGGAAGTATATCAGAAAAACTTGTGGAATTTAAATTGATATTTAAATCAATACTCTTAACATCATTAACTATAGTAGAACCATTATTGATAATGGTTTCCACTCCATTATACACGATAGTTGCTTCATCCAAAACATCTCTGGCCGCTGATATAGCATCACCAATACCATCATCACCACCCAAAGCTTCAGTAACAATATCGGTAAAAACGCTACTCAATAAACGAGTTAGATTAGCTAAACAAGTTTTAAGTAATGCCTTTATTTTTGCAGGTAAATTATTGATAAACTCGATCATATCCTTTACTTGTTGGATGTACAGTATTACATACTTTTGAAATTCGATAATTGGGTCTATATAATTTTTCTTAATATATTTTAAGTATGAGGCTATTCTTCTTAAAAAAGCAATTGCATTTGATAAAACACCGGTTGGTTCAAGACCTAATGCATCAACGATAGCTAAAACACCACGTTTAATTGCACTAGCAATAGCTTCAATAAATGCTCTAAGTTTTAAATTCTTTTTAGCTTCTAAAATAAAATCGCAACTATGTGCTAATTGATTGTTCAAATCACCAACAAGAGTTCCTGTCAATACACCACGAGCTAATCTAGGTATTGTTATCTCACCAGCTTGTTGATCCTCCAATCCTTGTTGTAAGGTTGGCCTAATTGCTGTATTAAGGTTAATTAACAATTCACGAGGCGTGCCTTTAGGATCATTAGGATCAAATGGTTTTGGATATCCTAATAATTGTGCGGCTTCAGCATCAGTAAGTTTAGTTGCCATTAAAAATTCCTATATTATGGATTTGGTGGAATAATACCAGGAAATGTACCAAGTACAACAACTTCTTGTGCATTTTGTCCATCTAAGGTTGTAACAAAAACCCATGTGTTTTCTTTTATTCGTTCAAAATGACTACTATAATTTGCAGCGTGCAATACATTAGCCCATGGTAATGTATAGGTTGGTATCTTTAACTTATCACTACCATGAATGTCAAAGATTCGTACACGCACACGACCCAACCCTTCGGGGTCTATACTATCTTCAACAATGCCTATTCCAAAATATCCTTGTGTCAGTAACATATTGTTCTCAATTTGTTGAATCTGTAACTAAATCCATTATCGTTGTGTGAGTTCTTCCCTGTGCTGTCATCTTATGTCTTGTTGATATAATCAAATATTTACCATATAAATTCTTATCTAGGCCATTATCTTTATCGTTATCAGTAATCACAGAAAACTTTGGCATATAAACATTCAATAGTTTGCCAGAAGTAAAAACATAGTTACCAGCCATTTCAATTCTAACTTTCTTTGCAAATAAGTTTCTTAGAATAGACTCTCTCTGTAACAACCACTTCTCAGGCCTTTCTTCATTATTTTTTGGCTTTGAGTTATAAAAATACGAAACGATTTGAGAATAAAAAGATTTATCTAGATTCATACCATCTGGTGTTTTGTTTTTATTTGGATTAGCAGCAGTAACACCCGCTTGATCTTTAAAACTATCGCTTTGTATTTCTACAAATGTTCTACGGGAAATATCATAACCTCTATATGTTTTTGCATACACACCTGATTTAACACTTTCGACAAAATCATATTGGTCAATAACTTCATAATCTCTTACACCTAAAAAATCACTACCAAAATTATCAATCACATTCTTTGGTGAAAAGTTAATATTTGCTAATGGTGTCTGTTTAAATATATTTGCAATTGAGGTAAAGTTATAACCATCTGTGTTTTCAAAAAATAAGAATGTTGGTTTGTCGTTGGTGTCTAAGGCTCTTTTTGAACACCAAGTTATAGCATCTAAAGGTTCTAATGTTGGTATAGTAACATCTCTAACACCTTGAGACATTTCAATAACACCATTTAATTTTTCTGTTGGCACATTTAAATAATCTTTCATAATTTTTTTTGCAATATTAGAATAAGTATCTGAATAGTATTGCACAACTTTTGTCTTGATTGAATCAATATATTCTGATGAAATAAAATTCAAACGGTATCTTGTGCTTCCCAAAGAAAGCATCTTCTTGTCACCTTGACTATAAATCTTAAATATTCCACTATATTGAAATAATTCACCTTCTTTTGAAAGTTTGATACTTAAATATTCAGATCCATCAAAATCAAAACCTTTCAATGAACCAACAGCATCGGCAATAAAAATGTTACCTGAAATTGTATTGAATAACACGCTATCGTAGATATTTAATTCTTCATAAATTGAACTAACATCTACCGAAAAATTTTTATTTGGTGAAATAATTTCCATTGACTGTACTTCAAATTGACTTAATTGCATATCTATTGACTCATAGTAAATATGTTTTTCAACTCATTAATTGCAATTCCAACAAATTCCGGTCTAAGTAAGATGATGTTCCTTTTTGCATCGTTTGATTCAATTTCATAATCAAAATAAGATTGAGTTTCTTTTGTAACATCAATATTCAATTGATAACCATCATTTAATGTGTATGATACACTACTAATTGTAACATTGGCATATGTATTAGCATCAAGAGCAATTTTTTCTGTTGTAATTTGGTTAGTCTGAACAATGGTTTTTGTTTCAATTTTAAAATATGATTGTGTGTTGTTTTGAGCCCAATCGGTTCCAGTTTGTTCTGGCGAAGCATTGTTGGCATATTTGCTTTCAATAAATTTATATAAATCCGGTTCTTTCATTGGCCAATCAAATTGTGGGTCAATAATATCATTCATCATCAAAATGATCCAATGTTTCTCAACATCATCATAAAATTTATGTGCTAAGATTTCAGGAGTATCATCGTCCGTAACAACAATTTTGAAATATGCAGCTGAATTCTTTTTGAATTCTTGTTCAAAACCAATACGCTTAGTGATATCGGTGACAACATCTAAATCGGTGTTATCATCAGTATTGATGTAGTATGTTGTTGGAAAGTTATAGAAATAGTTTGCCATTTTATATCTCTATTAAGGAAAACTATTATTAGATGAATTCACTAAACTATCATAACCTCTATAATATTCTTTAGTAATAATTTGTGTTTCCATAAATGATAGGGATAAATTTATACCAACAGGCATACCAGTTTTACCTATTTCTGGATAATCAATTGAGTTGATAGATTCAAATGCATGAAACCCTTTTGGTGTATAATCAACAGAAATGTTTGTTAACACACAAGTTGAAATTGCATCCATATTTGGATTTGTTTTTCCATTGTACATAAATGATATGTCGAATTCAGAAGGCGGTATCAAAAAGAAACCGCCGGTATTTGATTTAATTTCTGGCGCTTGATGGAATCTCAATAACTCAATTATCTTTTGAACTTCAATAGCTTCTTGTTCAGACCTTGGCCAAAGAGAGAATGAAAAATTGAATTTTCTTAATGAAACACCTTTATACATTACTTCTAACATTGGATTTTTAACAACTTGCGTTACTGCTGTAGCTAATGCGCCTAATTCTTTGTTACCAAAAGGTGAAAGTTCAGCACCAAGAAACGCTGCAAATGTTGCTAAATTTCCTGGTTCTTCAGATTGTGCAGTAGTTGCGGCCGCTGAAAGTCCTGCTAAAGATTTAACTTCACCACCTAAAGGAATTTCACCATAATTTTGTGCATTACTGTAAGTTATTTTATCAGGCATATACAAAACAACGGTATCAGTTATTCTCTTTATAGTTCTTAAAAATTCACTAGATTTTACATTCTTCAAATCATTACCAAAATTTGCAAAACCGCTAGCCAGACCGGCGCCAAATTGTGAAAAGCCAGGTGTTAGGTTTGATACACCAAGTATAACAGGAGGAACAATTGAACCAATTGTTGTTCCCAAAATATTATTAACATCTTGATTAATAATATTTGTTGAGCCTCCTCTTTGTGCTTGCAATTTTTTCATATTTGCGATAATCGTAGGATCAGTAGTAATATCATCACTTGTCGCAAATTGAGTTTTCTTTTGTGCATTAATATTGAACATCAAATAATGTCCTTTATCAGCACTTCCAATATCTAAAGGAAACTGTAAAGTGTTGACATTATATTGACTTTTACCCAGATTCGTTGTTCGGCCATCGATTGCTCGGCGGAAACTACCACTAGTGTTTCTGGAATTTACATCGTCTCTAATAATTTCTAGTTCTTGGAAAAAAGGCATCTTTGACCTGTCGTGTTGGAATGATATCTATATATTTATATGACATTCGGCAAAACTTACAAAGGTTTCTTCAAACCTAAGAATCCAAAGAAATATAATGGGGATTCTGCCAATATCATCTATCGTTCCTCATGGGAATTGCGTGTGATGAAGTGGTTAGATGAGCATCCAAAAGTGGTATGGTGGTGTTCTGAGGAATTGATTATTCCTTACAGAAGTCCTGTGGACAACAAAATGCACAGATACTTCCCTGATTTTATTGCCAAAATGAGGCAAAAAGATGGATTGGTAATGACTTATGTGATTGAGATTAAGCCAGATTCGCAGACTAAGATGCCGACACAGAAAAAGAAAACAAAAAGGTATTTACAAGAAGCTGCTACATATGCTGTCAATCAGGAGAAATGGAGAGCAGCCGATATCTTCTGCCAGGAACATGGATGGAAGTTTTTAGTACTAACTGAGAAACATCTTGGTATCTAAACTTCAAAAAGGGACACCGATACTTATGTGTTGAATATGAATTTAACCAGGCAATTATTGGTTTATATTTGAAGTATAAATAGAACATGGCATATCTACTAAACCGTATCAATGAGCAACTTGCCAAGGCAGGGTTGCAACCTAGAACAAATCAGGCAAGAGCCTGGTTGAGGGCTAAGATTAATGATTTGAAACCGTCTCGCCAAACACTCCTAAACGACAAGGGGCGCATGAGAGACACAACTATCATAGGTCGTATGTACTTTTACTTTTATGATCCAAAGACGAAGGAATCGTTGCCATATTACGATAGGTTCCCATTGGTAATCCCAATAGAACAATACCGAGACGGTTTTTTAGGGTTGAATCTGCACTATATTCACCCAAAGCAGCGTATACTTCTTTTAGATGAACTAAGTGAATTTGCAAACAATTCCAAATATGATGCTAGTACCAAATTACGTTTAAGTTATGATCTTTTAAAAAGAACTGGTGCCATATATCAAGCGACACCCTGTATTAAGAGATATCTATTCACCCATGTAGAAAGTCGTTTTCTAGAAATAACGGCTGATGAATGGGATATCGCAGCTTTGTTGCCATTGGAAAATTTTCAAAAGGCATCAACAAGTAAAGTTTATTCAGAATCTAGGAAACAATTATAATGGCGGACAATCTATTTTCCCCAAATAAATTTTTATCGGAAATAAACGGAAGTCGTGGTCCGGCTAAAAATAGTTTATATGATGTAAGAATTTTACCGCCACCAATTTTTATAGCTTTGGGTTATCGAAACTACATTGAGCCGTTATCAATGTTGTGT